TGATAGAGTTGCAGTTCCATCCACAGTCAGCCCATCGCTAGTCAAAGTACCCGTGACATTGACACCGCTGCTTTCTGTGGCGAGTTTTTCAGAACCGTTTTGATATAGCTTTACATATCCAGACGCACCAGAAACAGCTAATAAATAATTTGTACCATCTGTTTCTTCTAAAACTAAATTTTCACCTTGTATTTGAAGTGCGCCAGTGCCGCTTTCAGTAATAATGCTGTGACCTGATGAACTATCATGATAAATCTGTAGGTCAGACCCTGCGCCGAAAATGGCTTTGTCGTTGTCACCGAAGGACAAGTCACCCGTCATAGTTCCGCCTGATAACTCCAACTTATCTGTATTTAAGTTGCTAAAGTTTGCGTCAACTTCGGCGTGGGTGAGCGGAGAACCCTTGCCGGAACGAGTAACAATAGTTGCCATGTCTTAATCCAATCTTATTTTAAGATTTCCTGCGCTAATTCTGAAAATATCGCCAGACGCAATTGTTTTAGGTAAAGCCGTCGTAAAGTCGCTAGGATCTGTCAGCTCCGCATACGCAAGCAAGTTGCCTCCGCTAGATGCGTCGTAAACGCCGGCGTATGTAACCGTACCCCACGAGGCGGTTGCAGTTGGAAACTCTACCGCAGACCCCGTAGTCGCCTCGGTTGGCGAGGTTCCGCTAACTGTAAACGTCACCGTCTGTCGTGCGTATGATCCTCCAGATACTTCCGTTCCGGCTGCACTGTCTGAAGATGCCGACGTATGAAGCCCGACATATAAAGTTGTGGGCGCAGTATAGGCATTTCCGCCAAATACGTGGTCAAGGATTTTATCCTCTAAGTAGTCTGTAAAACTCATTTTTAACTCCTATGCTATAGCGCGTGGGCGCATCCTTAAACTTGACGAGCCGACGCGTGACCTCTCGTCTTGGATTTTGAGCGCCTCAACGCCCTGACGATATAAGCCCTGCCAAACTGGGATACGGGTATCGTCGTTCAAATATGGAGCCGCCTGTAGCAACGACCCATACAAGTATATATCAGGAGCAGCCAACAAAAGCCAGTTGTCAGTATTGCTATCTGATAATGCAGGAACTTTTGAATAGTACATAAGTTCTCCGGCATATATCGCGTCGGGGGTTGGCACAACTTCTATCTGCGTCCCAACATTTGTAAAAAATTTAGGTTTACCTGACGCCGTGTAATTTACTTGCTCCTCAGACGCCTGATCTGGCGTTACAAATAATAACGTAGCAATTGGGCTCGTGTTTAACTGAAACCGTATTGTCTCGAGCCAATCGGACGGCTTTAAAAAGTATTTAGTGTCTACGTCTGCCGTCGCACGCTTCACCATCCGGTGGTCGCGTATATCTCTGTTTATCTGGGCCTCGGAAAGAGAAATAAAAGTCGGTATGACTGACGTTAAATCATCTCTGAGTAGCCAATCTGCAATTGAAGACTTCAGCGTCGAGTAGCTTGTAATGCTCATAATGTGCCGGCCCTTGTCCTAAATACTTGGTTATTACTATCGTTTAACCACTTACGCATCGCCTTTGGGTCATCTGCAATCCCTTGGCGCTTGAGCTCATAATACACTGAAAGAGGTAATGACGCTACCTTATTAACGTCTCGGTATCTATTCGGTGTCTCTTTGTATTCGTTTTTGTTTCTCTCGGCGATTGCGGAGACGTCTTGTTGCGTCTCGACGACATACTCGCCCTTATCGGTTACGTGCCAATATTTTGTTATTCCGGTTGCAGGATCTTGGCTAAATATACGCTTCATCTCTAACTCCAAGTAAGTGGGGCGACCGAAGCCGCCCCGACTGTATTATGATGTAGTTAGGTCGAAGACGCCGGCATGGGCACCTTCATTGAGAACCTTTAAGCCCATCTCGCAGAGAACCATGCGCTTCTCAGCGTCACCGGTTTTACTTAACTCTACCTGTTGGATCGGACGTAAGTAGCATACTGATGCGTACTCTGGGTCTAAGCAGAAAGCGTCCCGATCTCTCTGGAAGCGGTTTGCAACCACGTTCAGAGTACCGAAGTCTGACATGTACACGTCAGCCGTTCCAACGATTGTTGTTGGGCTGTCGCTTGGAGCCATGTAACGCTGTGCAGCAATACCGGCAAAGCCTGATACGACTGTTTTGTTATGTGGCCCAACCATCAAGATGCTTGGCTGACCGCCGGCTGTAAATGCAGCCTGCATTGCGTCTTTAAGCATTGCTTCGGTAAATGCAACCTGAGTACCATCTGTACGAGCGTCAGTACCGTCACCAGTTGGTGATGCACCGTCAGTGGCTCCGCCAGTTGAGAATACGTCGTTGGTCGCAATCCAAGCGCCGAGACCACCGGTCTCACGAGCTGTGGAAGAGTTACCTGCCACTTGCGCGTTGTTGTCAGTAAGAACTGCTTCGATGTCTCTCTTGAGCTCTTTTCCGCGCTTTGCCAATTGATAGCTTAATTCGTCATTCCGGCCGGCCAAATCTTGCGCTGATAGGTTGTCAGCGACAATAGTTGTACGACGCAAAATGTGCGTATAGTTACCAACGCGAGAGGTTGCAGATGTACTGTCGAAAGACCCTACATCGTCACCATCAATTCGTGCGGTTTTTGAAGTTGCTGCTAAAGAATCGGTTTGCCACTCGAAGTAAGTGTTAGATACGTTTTCAGATCCAACATTACTTTGAAAAGGAACCTCTTCGGGCGAAATTGAGCTGATTATGTCAGCCAATGATTCACGAATACCTTTGGCGTCAAAGGACGTGAACGTGTTAGTTACAATAGCCATTTATAAATCTCCTATAGTAAGGCTTTGATTGCTGAAGCCGCGTCTTGGACACGACCGGATTGTTTTGCGTTCTGAATCGCTTTTTGTGCATCTGATTTAGGTCTCGGCTGTGACGCTTTGGAGCCGCTTCTTCATGTCTTGGCGCGTGCCTTTTTTCGGCTTGGCCTTTGCCGCAGTAACTCGCGTTTCTCCTCGATCATATAGCATGGCTTTCCTCGCTAACTTCACAAGCGTGGCATTTGTCAAACCGCCAATATCCTGCTCGGTAAATCCTTCGCCAAGTAGAAAGTCCCGTATCTGGGTTGCTTCCTGCGCCGCAACTTTACTGTCGCGCCACTCGGGTATGACTTCCGGCAGCATTTCGCGTTGCTGAGTAACGTACTGCTCCTGCATTTGTTGCATCTTTTGTTGCTGCAACGCCTGCACTCGCTGTTGCTCGGCTTGGACGGCGGCAATTTGAGCCTGACGCTCTTCTTGTTGCTTCCGCCACTGACGTTCTGCCTTCGCTGCCATCGTGGGGTCTGTGTCGTACAGTGTGTCCCAATCAGGCTCCTGCTCCTTCTGCTCAAGCCGTTGCTGCAAAGCAGGCAACATCTGAGCATATTGTGCACGTTCACGCTCGATCTCGGAGTATTGTGCTTCTAGCGTTTTACGCTGCTCTGCCAATTCCTGCGTCTTACGTGTGTAATCTCTCTGTCTTAGATTAGCTGCTTTCAGCTCTTCAACGGTTATCTCTTCACCATCGACCTCTACTATGGCCCCTAGTATATCGAAGGATTCGTCTTCCGAACTTTCCGCATCTTCCTCGACTTCGAGCTCCTCCTCAGATCCTTCGACAACTGAATTATCTGTTTCCTCAGTTGCCTCCATCTCCTCGGAGGGTTCAGCCTCCTCCACTACTTCTTCAGTGGTTTCGGCTTCAAGCGCATCAGTTGCCGCAGCGTTATCCTCTTCGGGCGCAAGCATGGCTCTGATTGCATTTTGAGCACTGTACAGGTCAGTCCCTAATGGGTTGCTGTTTTCTGCCATCTCATTTAACTCCATATTATGGGCTTATTTTCTTTTTATTTCAATAGCCCCGTTATCTACCATTGCACGCAGCGATTGTCGTACTGATTCAACGCCGCGTAATTTCATATAAATAGCCTCACGGCTACTACTATCATTGGTTTCAGTTGCTTTAAACTCAAGCCAACAATCCTGCTCGATCTCATCTAAAAATCTTCTGAGATCTGTATCTTTAAGTAGACGGTCTGCCTCTCTACCGTCATCTATAATTTGCTGTCTAGTCTTCACGCGCAGCCTCTTTTATTACGTCGGCCTGCGCCTTCATAACTTCCCGATTAATCGCCAGATCAGACCGGATCTGCTCGACGTTAAGCTGCGTGCCATACTTGGCCTTCATTTCCTCGGCCTTTACAAACAGCTCCGCCTCTAGCTCGTCACGCTTACGGTCGTCCTCAAGCCTAAACTTCTCACGCTGCATTTGCAGCTCGGCGGCCTTCTTCTGAATATCCGCTTGTATTTGCTGTATCTGAACTTGGATAAGCTGCTCGTTAATATCTGGCTTTTTATCTTGAGGCGGCGGTTGGAACTGCGCCGGATCACTCCAGAACTGCGAAGTGTCTTTAAATCCTGCTAATTCTGTCATTGCTTTCAATGTGTTAGCAAGTTTACCCAGATCGGTAAGTGGGTTAATCGGCCCCATCGTCTGCATTGCATCTTTCTGCATTTCTCCGATCTGACGTAACATCAGCATACGCTCTGTATCTGATCCGCGCCCGAGGGCTACGTTGATGGATACGTCCATATTAGCGTTCCAAGCGCGTGGGTCGATAGGCACAAACTCGTTGTTAAGGCGTATCATACGCTCGCGGTCTTGGTGGGTAGTCACCAGATGTAATACAAGCTCGTACAAGCGTTTAATACCCGTCTCCGCAAAGATACGCGCAATCAGCTCAATATGTTGCTGTGCGGCGCTTACAGTGGCTGCTACGGCTGTAGCAGTGCTAGATTGTAATGCGCCGGCGTCTAAACCTGCGGATGCCTTGGATATGCCGGTGCGAGCCTCTTTTATCTCATCCATATACTTTAGCACGGGGAAAGATTGCTGCCCGACAAATGGCATACTGAGCGGCTGTATCTGTCCGGCGGCCCTCTGGCGTATAATGGAGCCCACCTCGGTGTTCATAACGTCTTCGATGTTCACCATCCCCTCGGTAACCGCAACGCGTGGATGAATTGACATCGCCAAGCTATCTAATGTGTTACGCATTATGACAGACTTAATGCGTTGTATATCAGACACAGTGTCGGCTACTGACATGCCGAAGAAGTCGTGTGGCTCTGGATCTGGGCATAGCGTCGCAAACGGCGCCATATCGCATGGCTCGTTCATCAGGATCTTGTTACCGTCGCCGGCGGTGCAAACTTTACGCAGCTCGGCAATACCATCGCCGTCGTAGTCAACTTTGATATAGTTTTCGACGTATAGCACCTTTTTCATCGCAGGGTCGTGGCGCTCGTTCATCTCATTTGTAAGCGCCTTGTTCCGCGTATACCGCTCGACGTTGGTATCCATGTCGTCGTATGACGCGCCGAGCTCTGACACCTCGTCGTAGTCGTATCCCATCGCCACAAGCTCAGACACTGTTACGATGCGACGGTGGGCTACGTAATCGGCTTGCTCGACAGACTTGCTTTCGCGTGAGATTAGGAACTCTTCCGGAGGCACGGCCTCTAGCTTCACGCGACCATCTGGGTGCGTATATGTCGCCCTGACGGCGTGCATCATCGGCGCCGGCATCTCCTGACCGGTGAGCGGATCTTGCATCGGCTCGCCCATAGGCTCGGATGCCACGATCTCCACGTCAACCGCAGGATCTGACATCAGCGCCGCGAGAGCCGCGTCGTCGAGGCCAGAGTATGACATTGTTTCGTATTTCGTTTGGTCGTCCCAGTATACCTTCAGTATGCCAACCTTACGCACAAGCGCGTCCATGAAGGCGGCGTGCATCTCTAGGAAGCCGTTGTTGTCTCGGTTTATGATAAAGTTAGCGTAATCGGTGGCCTGCTTGGCTGCGGCGACGTCTTCCGGCCCTTGTGGCACATATTCAACGGTTCTCTCGGTACTGTGGAAGATACGCATGAGCGACGGCATAATCGCCTGTACGGTATCACGTACGTCCATTGATAC